CCTCAAGACCCTGCCCGACTCTGCCGCCATTGTAGCAGATTGCACATTTGCCTACATAGACGGCGGCCACAGCTACGAGACGACCAAGTCGGACTACGAATGCCTGAAGCACGTGCCCTTCATCGTCTTCGATGACGTGATCGTCAACGAGGAGGAGGGTTCGCCCGAAGGCCCGCGCCGCATGATGAAGGAGATCGAGGGCCAGAAGCGGATCATCACCAGCGGTGACGGCTACGCCGGCCTGACGCAGACCATTTCGTTTGGTCTCGTTGTCCGCGACGGCTACAAGATGCCGGAACTCAAGACCCGCATTCAGGTGAAGCCGGTCGATTCAGTTGACAAGGGCGAGCAGCTTCAGCATATTGCGGATAACGCTGCCGCCATTCCGACTTGGATCGGCTCCTATCAGGCCCACACCAAGACCGCTCTGCTGGTCAGCGCCGGCCCCACGTTGCCGTCCTTCCTCGAAGACATCAGGGCCAAGCAGGCTGCCGGTGCTGTGATCTTCGCAGTGAAGCATTCGCTGCCAGTCCTCAAGGCGGCCGGCATTACGCCAGACTGGACGGTGATCTTGGACCCGCGCCCGGTCGACGGCAAGTCTACGCATGGCGTGGTCCGCACCGACCTCTTCAAGGACGCGGGGCCGGAGGACAAGTTCCTGTATGCCACCATGACGCATCCGTCGGTGCGCAAGGTCCTCGAAGAAAAGGGCGCCCAGATCTTTGGGTGGCACGCACACACGCAGGCCACACTCGCAGCCAAGCCGGCATCCTTCGACTTGGGCATGATTGTAGCGGGCGGCACCTGCTCGGCGACCCGGATTCCTATGCTGGCTTTTGTAATGGGTTTCCGCCGCTTCGAGTTCTACGGCTACGACTTCTTCTACCCGGAGGACACCGACAAGGACGACATCAAGCAGTCGCTCATGCGCGTGAGTCTGGGCGCAGAACAGAAGTCCTACCTGACGACCGGCGAACTCGTCGCTGCGATGCAGGATCTGGGGCAGTGGAACCGCTGGCTGGTCGAGAACCGCATCAACGTGGTGTTCCACGGCGAGGGCGCTGGCGCGGCGATCTGGGAACAGACCGTCAACAACTATCAGGCGCCGACGGAGTATCCGTTCTAACGGAACTTCTTCGCAATTTTGGCGGCGCTGGCAGGCTGCTTTGAAAACTGCTTGCCAGCCCGCGTCGCCTTCCGCTTCGCCGCACTACTCGCCGCATAAGTGGAGGCAGGCATAGCCTTGATGGCAGCCTCGGGCAGATACCGTTCGCCTGTAGCGTTCGGTCCCTGCGTCGAGGGCTTGCCGGATTTGGTGCGCCACTTCTGCTTGGTCCAATCGACCAGCGACTTCTGCGGGGCCTTCACGGCTTAGTCCTTCCAGCCACTGCGCTTCATGACTTGTAGCCCTTCGCATTCTGTTTGAGATATTCGACGGCAGCTTCTAAGACTTCAATCTTGTCACGAGCATGGCCCAAAACCGTGTTGCACGGGTTGCAAAGAACGCCGCGCACTACTCCGGTAGCATGGCAATGATCCACGTCCAGCTTCCTGCCCAATGCCGTCTCTTCAATACCGCAAATCATGCAGGAATAATTCTGCTCTTTACGAATTTCTTCCCACTGGCTATGCTCTAACCCGTAGCGCAGCTTCAGCTTCTCGGCTTTGCGATTACGCTTGGTGTTTGGGTTAGTGTGCTTATATAGCAAATGGCACGGGCGGCAACGCGAGCTATAAAACTTACGCCCCGTCCACTTGTCATAGAACTGATAGTACTCAGTCAGTTCTTTCTCTTGCTTGCAGTGGAGGCAAGACTTAGTCACGGTACTTGCCGCCCTTCGCCTTGTATTCGGAGGCGAGCATCTGAGCTTTGCGGGCGCTCCACTGCCCCGGCCTGCCGCCCTTGTCCCCCGCTTTGATGCGTTCGAACAAGGACTTACGCATGCCGGGCTTCGTGTAGACGCCCGCTTCGTTCACCCGACTTTCGGGCTTCTTAGCCATTAGCCAGCCATCAGGCAGCGACCAGCCTTACGGCACGCCGCCGGGTTCGGGCACTGCGCGCATGGCACCTTGCCGCCCTTCTGCATCTTGACTGGCTTCGCCTTCACCGTACCGCCAGCCTTCTTCTTCATCGGGCCTTGCGTAATCTGCTTGCCCATGTTCGAACGCATCATCACTTGCACCCCTTTCCGACCATGCCACCCATGGCCTTCTTCACAACACCACCAGCCTTCTTCTTGACCGGCGCCTTCGCAACCATACCGCCCTTCTTCATGCGGCTCGGGCGACCCGGAGGCGGCTCGTCAGTCGGGACCATCTGCGGATTGAAACCACGCATGCCACGCGGAGGGGTCATGTCCTCCTCGAAGCCACGGCGTTCCCGGCGACCCGGAGGCGGCTCATTCGTTGGCACAGCATTGGAAGGGAAACCACGCATGCCCCGGGGCGGCGTCATGTCCTCTTCGTAGGAGGGACCACGGCGACGGCTGCGAACCGCGCCACCCTCCTGATACTTCTTCATCATGCCAGGCATATTGGTTTCTCCTTTTTTCACCATGCCACCTTTCTTATATTTAGGATCACCTGACTCACGAGAAGTTCGCATCAAATTATCCGTCTCTAGCATCCTACGCTCAAGATCAGCATGACGTCGCATCGTCGTTGCCGTATCTTCACTAACCTGTCTCATACGAGACCCGGGAGTTTCTCCCCTGACGCTAGCTTCAAGTTTATTTGCGCGAGTTTCTAGGTCTTCCATCCTAGCCTTTGCGCTTCCGCGATCAGTAACAAGTCCCCGCCTGACACGCCCGCCCTCCTGATATTTTTTCACGCCGGGCATTACCTCTTTCCCTTCTTAACGGCGCCGCCCTTCTTGAATGCGGGCATAGGCTTACCGGACGGCTTCGCCTTCGACTTGGGCTTGGCAACCATGCCGCCCTTCATCATCTTCTTCGCAGCCGGCTTCGCCGCAACCATGCCGCCAGCCTTCTTGGCGACCGGCTTGGCCTTGGCCTTCACCATACCACCCTTGCGGAAGTTATTGTAGTCGCCCGGCGGGCCAACCTGTTCGCCACGGGCACGGGCCGATGCCGCACCAATGTCGCCGGAGCCGCCCATGCTTTCTTCGCGAGCGCGAGCCCGGGCCATGCGTTCCGCGAGGGCCGCCTCCTCTTCCATCTGGCGCTCTGCCCGAATGCGGCGCAGTTCCATGTCATTCAGTTCGTCAGCCGACGTTTCCCGAACGCGCGGACGCGGAGCAGCGGGGCGAGACTGGGCGGGAGCCGGAGCCGGAGTCGGACGCTGGTTGCGCGCCACGAGCGCAGAGATTTCATCGGGCGGGGCAAGCTCTTCGGTACCGGCGGCCTGTGCGCGACGGGCGTTTGCGAGCGCGATTTCCTCGGCCCGGCGGTCCATGAACCCGCGACCGTAGTTGACGAGCGGCTCGGCAAGCCCCGTCGCAAGGCCGGTAGCTATCGTGGCCACGTTGCCGCCGACCGGGGGACGTGTACTCCCGAGCGGGATCTGGCGGGGCGTAGCAACATTGGCAAGGGCACGGCTAGCGGACGGGCGGGTTGCCGGCGCACCAGGCTCCTGAAACGGAACCAACTCCCGACCACCACGCGGCGCAGGCGTACCCGGCTCACGGAACGGAGCCACCTCGCGGCCAGTCGCAGTGCCTCGGCGCGTCACGCCCTCCGGGTTCGTCGTGAAGTCTTGGCGGCCGGACGGCAGTTCGGTAGCACCCATGCGGCGCATCGTCTCGGCATTCACCTGACCACGCTGCACACGCCGATTGAAGTCCTCAACATCACGCATCGCATTCAGACGCTCGACTTCGCGCTGGGCAGCGGCACGGGCTTCCGAGAAGCGGTTGCGGGCAGCCTCGCTCATACGGGACATGCGAGAACGGGGTGCTGGACGGCGAGCGGGCTCTTCGACGGCGCCGCCCTCTTGGAATTTGACTTTGCGCTTCACTTCTTGGGTTCCTTCTTAGACTTGCCAGCCGCACTCAGGGCAATGGCGATGGCTTGTTTCTGGGGGCGACCGCTTCTAATTTCGCGGCGAATATTCTCTGAGATAGTCTTCTGGGAGGTGCCCTTTTTAAGCGGCATGGAGAGCTTCCTTCTCAGTTTCATCGACACGCCGCAGCCAGCCACGGCCGAAAGTCGGGAACGTCTTCAGGCTCTTGTAGAAGTCACGGCGAGCCTCGGACACCTTGGCGATCAGGTCGGCAGGGTCCGCAGCGTTGATGACGGCCATGCTCTTAGGACCAAGCGCCCCGTCCTCCACGGCTCCGGCGCCCCGCTGCATCAGCCTGACTGCCCGGCGAACGCCCTTGTTCACGGCCATGTCGAAGGCTAGTAGGTCCACGCCCGACTTCAGTTCGTCACAACGCAGCGCGTCCCAATACTGGTCCTTGTAAATGGTATTGACATCGGCGTCAGAGATGGCGCGCAATTCGTCCTTGCTCATGGGCTTGCCCTTGAAGGCCGAGAAGGTGGCGAGCGTGATGCCCTTCATGGTGGCGCCGCCCGGGTCCTCCGAGTGATCGACGTAGCCGCCCTCATGCTTTAGAATCAGGGCCAACCACTTGGTATAGTTGTCTTTCACTTACGCACCATCTTGCTCATTGCGTCACTCTTTTCCTTGGAGCCAGCGGAACTGCCAAAGTAATAGGCAACCACGCCGCCCCATGCCGTGCCAAGCGTACCCAGCATAACCAGCATAGCCTCGGAGCCGCCCGTCGTAGGCAGGCCATTCAACAGCATGAAGAACAGGACCCCGAAATACCCAAGGGTGATCAGGCCCGCCAGCGCCTTGGGCGTCCAGTCCTTGGTCTTGATCTCCCGGTCCCGGGCGCTGTTGCGGTCCTCATTGGCGATGCGTTCCAGATCGACGTCCAGTTCGCGCATCTGCACCGCGAAGTCCTGCTCGGCTTTCTTCAGAGCCAGCAACTGCTCGGGTGTCGCCTTGGCTGCCGCCTCGACAAGCTCGGCCTCGGTACCATCGGGCTTGCCAAGCAGGGCCTCAGAAATGGCACGGGTCGCCATGCCTGCCAGTGGTCCACCCACGGCAGTCGCAATGGACGGGGCTACCGTCCTAACGAGATTGAGGAGCGGCTCCATTGCGGGCCTCCTGAAGTGCTATGCGCCGGTCAAGCTCATTGGTCAGCCGCATCAGGTCGGCGCGAAGGGCTGCCATGCCATTGGTGAAGTCGGCGGTCTTCTCAAGGCGGGAGCGGTCAATGCTCGCTATGCTACGCTCCCGGTCCAGCGTCATGTTGGCGCGAGCGATGGCGCCTTCCCGCTCCACCTGTTCGATCCGGTTGGACAGTTGCTCGCGGATCAGGGCCATGTCGATGGTCGTACCCTGCGGCGGGATCGCCCGGTTGTCCTGCGTCACGACCACCGCAATGCGGGACTTGAGCATAGTGATCTCATTGTTGGCCGAAGACAGGGAGGTCATCAGGTACACGACGCAGCTAAAGAGGATCGGGATGGCCGCGAATACGACCTTCTCGATTAATGCGCCCTTCGAGGCGTTGGCCGCCATCTGTTCGGACATTTGGGCTTGCTTGGCTGCGTCGGACATGCTAACAGTTCCAGGCTCGAAGTGACTTGTTGATCCGGCTGTTGGGATCGTTGGCCGTCTTCGCGGAAGTTAGCTTCTTCTTCATGCCCTTCATACGGGCACAGAACGAATCCCGGCGCGGGCCTCCCTCGGGTTGAGGAGCTTTGAGGCCCGGCTTACCGGGGTTCGCACGATTGTAGGAGGCACGGCCTTTGGCATTGAGCCCGCCTTTGGGGTCCTTGCCTTCGGCACGCTGCCAAGCAGGGGTTTTGGCCATGCTATATTATAGCAGGTTTA